TGTCACACGCAAAATTTCGCAAAATAACGATTGTAGCATTTGGTGAATTATGGACTTGAAAACATTCAAGCTGGATGAACTCAACCCAGCGCACTACAACCCAAGAAAAGACCTGAAACCAGGTGACAAAGAATACGAGAAGATTAAAAACAGCATAGAAGCGTTCGGTTTTGTCGAGCCGCTCATAGTAAATATTCGCGATGGCAAAAATACCATAGTTGGCGGTCACCAACGTTATAAAGTGCTCAAAGAGTTGGGTGTTAAAGATACAAAATGTGTGGTTGTTGACTATGACGAGATAACAGAGAAAGCGTGCAACGTGGCGCTTAATAAAATTGATGGAGCGTTCGATTATAGCTCATTAGCAGACCTGTTAAACGAAATAGACACAGGCGCAATTGATATGCAGTTGACCGGGTTCGACGAAGATGAATTAGCACGGATGATGGGATGGACAGAAGCAGCCAGAATTACGGAACTGGCCGAAGCTATACCGACACCGGAACAACTACAAGACGCGAGCGAAAAAGCAGAACATATGGTAACTAATTTATCAGAGGCTTTACGCGAATTAGCAGATAAAGCGCCTGCCAGACTCAGCGACGCGAAGATGATTATCATGCCTAAAACACGCGCCAAGCGCCCGATATTAGTGCTTGATGATAGTGTTTCAGATGTAATTATAGAATTGCAAAGATACGCAGACGCGGGTCAAGATTCGCCACTAGCTTGTTTGATGGCAGCTAAGTATCCATTATGAAAACAACGATCGACATTATTAACTCAGCTATGGCAGCGCATCCGAACGCGATTGTAGCGTTCAGCGGTGGCGGCGACTCAACTGTTTTATTAGATATTATCTATACAAAGACCAACCACAGGCCCCCGCTGATCTGGACTGATTCCAGAATGGAATATCCAGATACACGAGAACATATAATTACAGTTGCGAACAATTACAAAGCAGAGCTTCTCATAGCGGAAGCTCCACGCGAGCCTGTTGAGCAATGGGAGGCGCAAGGATGGCCGATGCTGGGCAAACTGGCGGCAAGGAAGTGGTCACAAAAACACAGACAGTTAGATTTCAAGTGCAATGTTACTGAGTGCTGCCGCCGAATGAAAATTAAACCAGCACGGGATCTGATGAAAAAACATGGCTTTGATATGCAGTTTACAGGGACTCGCGGTAACACCGATGACTGCTTGAGAGGACTCAGAGCGATAAAGGACGGCTCAATGGTTTATGTCGAGTCAGACAAATTGACAATATGCAATCCGCTAACAGGGTGGACAGACACAATGATAAAACGCTATACAGAGCGATATCGGTTGCCGAAACATCCAGCCAAAGCCAGAGGCGCGTTAACTATTGGCTGTATGTTTTGTGGGGGCGGAGCGCAGTTCGATAATAGCGGGTTCAAGGTGTTAAGACAAACTGAACCGGAACAGTGGAGAAAGTTTATATTGGACTGGAAAGCCGGAGAAGTTATATTGGCGATAAAACACGATACAACACTGAGATTGATTCGAAAAGCGATAGAGCGATTAGGAGGCTTAGAGCACTTAGTTGATACAATGCCGTGGATATTCGACTATCTCAGAATAACGCCAATTCCGGGCTATGTAAGATAGCCATACCGTGTTTATGTATTAGCCGATGTTCTATAGCATTTTTGCATACATGTAAATTGCTCGGATCATTATTAAGAGGGTTTCTATCTATATGGTGGACAATCTCGTTACATTTTAAAAAGCGACCAATCTTTTTTTCAGCAATAACGCGGTGTAAATACGCATAGGCCTGACCATTTGGAGCTATCCAATAAGGGTTCGGATAGTCAGAATCGACCGGTATTAACTTATATTTTCGCTTATTCATAACATATATATTATACCATATTTGAGCAAAAATTATGTGCAAACTGACACCAACATTATCAGCTAACCTGTGCAAGTATCTTGCAGCCGGGAACTATATCGATGTTGCTTGCAAGCTGGCTGGTTTACGAGCGATAAAGCAATACTGGAAAGCAACTAAAAATGGCACGACCAACTAAACCAATCGAACTTAAAGAGCTTGAGGGAAACCCAGGCCGACGCAGACTTCCAAAGAAGCTTGGTTTTGCAGAGGCTAGTAATAGGACACCAACAGAGCTATCCGGCGTGGCAGCCGAGTGGTATAAAGCAACCAGCGCGGAACTTCGTAAACTTGGCATACTCAAAGCTGTAGACATACCAGAACTGATACTTGTTGCAAGAGCATACGCGAACGCTTACGAAGCTTCGTTAATGCTCAAAAAAGGATGCGTTATAAATAAAGACGGCGAAGCGGTGGCAAATCCATTTGAGGTCATATTCAGGCAGAACACCCGGCTGTATCATGATCTAGCTGGTAATTTCGGGCTTAATCCAAGCGACCGCGCCCGAATCGCAGCCAACATATCCACTGATAACGAGTCAGACCGCGGAGAGATGACTCTTAAAGACTTAATAGGATAACAATGTTCGACGAAGCAACTGCAAATAGATATGTTTCATTCATTGAGTCATTGAAGCATGTCGAAGGGGAGTGGGCAGGCAAACCTATTATTCTTGAACCAGACCAAAAGCAGATAGTAAGAGAATTATTCGGGACGCTTAACGCAGACGGACTCAGGCAGTATCGAATGGGCTATATAAGTGTCCCGCGAAAGTGGGGTAAGTCCACATTGGCGGCAGCTATACTGCTGGCTATCCTGCTACTGGATCACGAAATCGGAGCACAGATTTATTTAGCGGCAGCAGATAGGGACAATGCCAGCATTATATTCCGTATGATAGCTCAAATGGCGCAGCAGAGCGCAGTTATTATGAGCAAGATACGGACAATGGAGAGCACAAAGCGGATTATATATCCTGCCGAAAACAGCTACATACACGCGATATCTGCTGAGGCTTACAGCAAACACGGCTTCAATATGCACGCAGGTTGCTATGACGAACTCCACTCAGCACCGAACAGGGACTTATGGGACGTTCTGAATACCAGTTCCGGCGCTAGAAGACAGCCACTACTCATACAGATAACTACTGCCGGTTACGATAGGCAGACTATATGCTATGAGCAATATAGTTATGCGAAGCGAATATTAGCTGGCGAGGTGGATGACCCGACATACTATGCTTTTATTCGCGAGGCAGAGCAGACCGATGACTGGAAAGACCGTGACGTTTGGAAAAAAGCACAGCCAAACCTGGGAATCACAGTCAAAGAAGATTATTACGAACGCGAGTTCCGGCGGGCTGTTGAAAGCCCGAGTTATCAGAACACATTCAGGCGGCTATTGTTGAACCAGTGGACAGAACAAGTTACACGCTGGCTGGATATGGACAAGTGGAACCTCAACAACGGGTATGTGGATGTAAACTCACTTAACGGAAGCACTTGTTATGCAGGTATGGATCTGTCAACTACCACAGACTTGACAAGTGTTGTGTTGGCGTTCCCGCTGGAGGATCAGTCATTTGCACTTCTGCCTAAGTTTTGGATTCCAGAGGATAATTTACACCGACTGATGGATAGAGATAAAGTTCCATACGACGCATGGGTGAGAGATGGGTATGTAGCGACTACGCCGGGACCGGTTATCAACTATAACTATGTTAGAGAATATATCCGCAACTGTGCAGAACAGTTTGAGCTAAAAGAAATAGCTTACGACAGGTGGAACGCTACGCAGTTAGTGACCGACTTGGACGATGACGGCTTTACGCTGATTCCATTCGGGCAGGGTTTTATGAGTATGAGCCCTGCAGCAAAATCATTTGAGGAATTATTACTGCAGAACAGGATTATGCATGGCAGCGATCCAGTGTTGAGTTGGAATGCTGGAAATGTTTCTGTTAGAACAGACCCTGCAGGAAACATAAAACCTGATAAAGATAAATCGACTGCACGTATTGACGGAATCATAGCAAGCATTATGGCGCTGGATAGAGCTGTCAGGAACAGTAATGCCGGAAGTGTTTACGAAGAAAGAGGCTTACGCACGATATGAAATTATTCGGTTATGAGATAAAAAAAGCGCCGGTGCCGCAGCCAGAATTGACGCGATATACAAGAAGCTACAGCCGAAGCGGCGTGCAGGTCACAGAGGATTCAGCAATGACGCTAAGTGCTGTTTATTCGTGCGTGGCTGTCCTGGCGCGCAATGTCGCAGCACTGCCAACACATTTATACAAGCGACTTTCGACAGGTGGCAAAGCGGCAGTGACAGAGCACCCGCTTTATAACTGTTTGAAGATGCGAGTCAATCCTGAGATATCAGCGTTTGCTTTCAAACAGTTCCAAATGGTCTGCTGTCTGCTATGGGGCAACTCATACGCTTATATTGTGAGAGACAACGCTGGGCGCGTGGCCGAGTTATGGCCGCTTCATCCTAGGTACGTCACGCCTAAGAGAGATGAAAACTCTAATATTATTTATGAAGTGGCCATACCGAATACTGATAAGCTCATAATTTCAGCAGATAATATTCTACACATCCCGAACATATCACTCGATGGTATTGTCGGCAGGTCTGCTATACAGTCCTGCACTGATGCAGTGGCACTCGGTTTAGCGGCTGAGAAGTTTTCTGTGAACTTCTATTCCAACGGAGCTAACCTTGACAAGGTATTAACACACCCTGGGAAGCTATCGCAAGGAGCTTATGAACGACTTAAAGAAGATTTCGACTCTACATACACGGGCATAACGAACGCACATAAGACAGCGATACTGGAAGAGGGAACCGACATCAAGCTAATCGGTATGCCGCTTGCAGACGCACAGCTTATAGAAAGCCGGAAGTTCCAGATTGAAGAGATAGCCAGAATATTTAACGTTCCGCTACACTTGATACAGTCGCAGGATAAAGCTAACAGTTGGGGTGCCGGCATAGAGCAACAGAATATTGGTTTTGTTGTCTATTCGCTGATGCCGTGGCTGGTATGTTCAGAGCAGGAATATACATATAAACTGCTCAATCCGCTTGAGCGGCTAGATATGTATGTGGAGTTCATGACTGATGCTCTGCTTCGCGGCACCACTGCCGAGAGATACAACGCTTACGCTGTCGGTATTCAGTGGGGATGGTTATCTCCGAATGACGTCAGAGCTAAAGAGAACATGAACCCGATCCCGAACGGGGATATATATAGAAGTCCGTTAAATATGGTTCCGCTGGGATCTCAACCAACCGAAGACGGAGGACAAAATGAAAACTAAACTAAAACTGGAACAGCTTATGGCTGTATTGCCTGAGTCGATAAAGGACACATTGAAAGAGCTAGAAGAGGAATCCGATGACTTCGGCTTAGAGGATGCTGTTGTTAAACGAACTTCGGTATCTGCTGATGCCAGCGAGTTGGCAGAGGGTGAACGTGCAGCCATAAAATACATATCCACACGCACAGTGGACAGAGCCAAAGAGGTTCTAGTTCCTAATGGTGCTATCCTCTCTCAATATAAACAGAATCCGGTTGTATTGTGGGCGCATGATTATTCACAGCCGCCAATCGGAAAGAGCGAATGGATCAAAGTTGATGATTATGGCATTAAAAGCAAGACACTTTACGCTGAAACCGAGAGAGCAGAAGAAGTCTGGCAGCTTATAAAAGGTGGATTTATTAAGACCTCCAGTGTCGGATTCATTCCGATTGAATCTACATATAAAGGTCAATCCGGCTGGAGCGACTTAATAGAGAAATATAACTCGCTGTGGAACACCGACCTCGAAAAAGACAATGTCCGATACATCACTACCAAGTGGGCTTTGTTGGAGTACTCGGACGTTCCGGTTCCGTGCAATCCTGATGCTTTAGTAACAGAAGTTGCAAAAGGGCTTACATTATCACCTGAAATGCTTGATCAGCTTGGAATAGAAGAAGCAGAGGCAGCGGTTAAAGAAGCTGTCGAGAATAAAAAGCGGGACATAGGAATCATAGAGGTCATATCTACACCAAAGAACATTATCGAGGTTATTCACGATTCAACAATTCTGATTAACGGGAGAGCATAGGCTATTAACGGGAATACCTGTAAACGTCAGAGCATACCTACTTAATCACCACATATAGCTAAATACTTATATCACTGCAGAGCAGTCCATTCAGGACTGCTTTTTGTTGTTTAAGGAGCAAAAAAACAATGAGAATTAAGATTAAATTGCTTGCCGATTGGGGCGAGTTCAAAGCCGGGACCATCCTTTCGATGGATGAAGCATCCGGTAAGGATTTAATTGAAAAGGGAGTGGCACTGGCTCACGATCCAGAGGCAGAAGCAAAAGCAGCACAGGCTGAGGTAGATGCAAAGGCGGCTCTTGAGGCTGAGATTCAGAAGCGCGTTGCTGAGGAAGTGGCGAAAGCGCAGATCACAGAGAAAGCACCGAAATCTACTATCGAAGTCCACGAAAAGATTGATGACGATCCGAAGCACGGGTTCAAGTATGCCTCTGAGTTTTATACTGCTATTAAGGAAGCTGGTATGCCATCCGGTAAAACAGACCCGCGATTGCTGGTAGAGTCTAAAGCCGCATCCGGTATGAATGTAGCCGTAGACTCTGAAGGCGGTTTCCTTGTCCCTGAAGCGTTTTCTTCTGAAATAATGAAGAACACTTATGGCGATTCTTTTGTTGCAAGTAGGGCAAAAGTCGTGCCGATGACAACTGAAATCTTGCACATTCCTGCTATCGTGGAAACCTCTCGCGTTGATGGTTCCAGACAGGGCGGTGTGAGAGTTTACTACAAATCAGAGGAAGCGCAGTACACCAAGAGTAAGCCGACTGTTGGCGAAGTCGAGCTGAAGTTAAACATGGTCACCGGTCTGACCTGGTGGACAGACAAGCTCGATAAGTTCTCTGGACTTATCATGGAAGACTTCTTTGCTCCATTGTTTGCTGAGGAATTCGCATACAGGATTGATGACGCATTCATCAATGGAACTGGAGCAGGGCAACCTCTCGGTATTATGAACTCTGCTGCATTGGTTACAGTAGATAAGGAAGCTGCACAGTTGGCAGACACTATTGTAACAGAGAATATATTGAAAATGTATTCTCGTATGCCGGCCAAAAACCGTGCGAACGCTGTTTGGTTTATCAACCAGGATATTGAACCTCAGTTGCTTGCAATGTCTATTGCGCTTGGTACTGCTGGCGTTATGACATACATGCCTCCTGGTGGTTTGTCCGAAGCACCATATGCAACATTACTTGGTAGACCTGTGCTACCTATTGAACAGTGTGCAACACTTGGCGATAAGGGCGATATCATCTTCGCCGATATGGGCGCATACCTGAACGGCACTGACTCTGATGGTATCCAGTCCGCAACAAGCATTCACCTAAGATTCGACTATGGCGAAACCGCTATGCGTTGGAGTTTCTGGCATGATGGTCAGCCGTGGTGGAAATCTGCTCTTACTCCTGCTAAAGGAACTGCTGCTAAGAGCCCGTTCATCACTCTGGCAGCTAGAGCCTAATTGCAATAACGCTCACGAAAGGGGCAAAAATAATGTTTGAACAAGTAAAAGTAGAACTTCCGATCACTAACGCTATCGGCGGCGCACTGTCCAGCAAATGGATAAACATGGCCAACTATCGGAAGGCAATGTTTATCATCACCATTGACCAGAACAACGCAGCGACTACAGCCATTACTGTAGACAAAGCGAAGACTTCTGCCGGTGGTTCCAACTCTGACGGTATAACGATTCAGAACTGGTGGAGTATGGTTGACGTTGCTGGTACCACACAGGCTGCAGCAAGTGATACGTTTACTAAAGGAACTGCTGCAACTTCCATCACCACAAGCGCAACGGGCACAGGGGCTTCTCAGTATGTCCTTGAGTTTGACGCTTCGGAACTTGGCGATGGTTACAACTTCCTACAGGTTGAACTAGGGGCAAGCCATAATGACAACTTTGTCAGTTGCGTGGCTATCCTGAGTGAACCTCGCTATGCTTCTGCTGCCAATCCTACAGCATTGGCTTGATGACTATCCGGGGCGGTTTATAGCCGCCCCTTATTTCTGGGGTTGATACTCTGGCGAAAGGCTGGAAATGAATTGAGTACAAAAGCGAGATATAGAAACGGAATACCTGAGTTCTATAATGGCAACGAGACCATTGATAGAGTGCAGGATTTGGTGTTTTCTGACGATTTTTTAGGGAGCAAGTTCCAAAAGATCGTAGCGAATGAGAATACTGTCGCACCGTGGACAACCGTTGAGACGTCCGTTGCTGCGATTACAAACGTAGCAAACGCCACAAACGGCGTTGCTGCCATAACAGTTGCGGCCACTGATGAAACCGAACTTGGTGCGATGTATTGGGGCGACCAATTATCATTGAGCATACTTCAGGGCTTGATTTTTGAGGCTCGCGTTGCGTTCCACACAGTGCCGACAACCGGCACCGAGAAAGCATCAATATTTGTCGGATTGGCGAGTGCTCACAACGCAACACCTGATACTGTTGCAACAAACTGCTGGTTCCACGCTACCGGTTCCGGATTGGTGAACTGGGAAACAGACGACCAAACCACAGATGACGATGACAATACAACCGGCATAACATTTGTTGCTGATGCCTACCACTATCTGAGGATTGACTGCACAGGCGGGAAGTCCGACATTAAGTTCCTGATTGACGGCGTTGTTGTCGGAACCGGCGATATGTCCGGGCTTGATGCTACTAAAGCCAAAGTGCAGCCATACATCAGGGCATCGAAGATTAAAGCAGTTGCCAATACTGGTGTTGCAAGTGTGTATGTCGACTATGTGAAAGTCTGGCAGAACAGATCATAGTTCTATCTGGTTCATAGGGGCAGGTTTCATTCTGCCCCTATTGAGGTTTAATAATTATGCCGCTAACCGATATAGCAAAACTGAATACATTTTTAGGCGAGACAGATATTACCAGCGCGAAGATACAGGCGATTAAGTGGGCGACCGGCATCATAGAGGATTACTGCGACAGAGAGTTTGATCAGAAATCTCGGTCAGAATGGCTCTTAGCAAATAAAAATAATAGGCTTGTGACAAGGGCTTATCCGATAGCGCCAGGCAGCAATGCTATTGTCAGAGAGGGCGAACGCGCTATCACGCTTACATTCTCTGGCTCGTATGGCTCAGTGATATCGCAACGGGATCTACGCAACGGACAAGACACGCTGACACTTGAGGCAGATGGCACAGTGACTAATCTATTGCTGTCGAGTTATGCAAACCTGGCGGCGCTAATCACAGCGATAAATCTGGTAACAGGCTGGTCTGCTTCGGCTACCGGAAGCTATACGTTCGCGCACATAGCGCCCATATCCACACCAGTTCAGAGCGGTAGCACAGTCTATTTATATGCACCAGGCTCTTTAGTGTTTGACTACGAAGTAAATCAGGAAGCAGGGATTGTCTATCTACCGAGTGCTACTTCTGATTATGTTTATATATCCTATACTGCGGGGCTGGAGACGATACCATCCACGCTTGAGATGATAGCGACTCAGATGGCCGCGGCTGCACTGCGAATGAAAGCCGAAAACCCTGGTATGAAGAGCGAATCATTCGGAGACTATTCATACACTAAAGGCGATGCTGATGATCTGGTAACACCATATAAGATATCGCTTCGCGAGTGGAGACGGATATGAGCGGAATGATGACTCATACCATACAAGTTTATAGGCCAACAGTAACGGCAGACGCCATCGGTGGTCAGTTTAAGACATATACTTTACTAAAATCTATAGTAGGTAGGATGTCTGGAGGTACTGCGTCTGGAGGTTCGGGGCGTGGGTCGGATAACGTGCAATTACAATCAGCAGTAGCTATGCTTCCGGTCGATACAACAATACTGCTTAGTGATGTGTTGTTTTATAACAGCGAATACTACGAAATACAGACAATTATTAACAGAGGCGGCCACCACATAGAAGCAGAGTGCGTGAAAGTAGTGCCAGACGTCGAGAGGTGATACATGAGGCTGGAATGGCGTAGTCGAGGAGCAAACGAGGTTATAACCAAGGAAGTCAACAAAGTAATGCGTGCGAATGGGAAAAAAGTTGTTGACGCAGCAAAAGCCAGCATGCGGGCCAGCAGCGGTTTTGGAAAGTCGCTATCAAAAAAGAAATTAGGCAAAAACAGAAGGCCACCGAGCGAAGCATGGCATGCACCGCGGATACAAACAGGTAGGCTTTACGGAATGTTTATTGTGAAAAAAGTCAGCAGTAACCGCTGGCAGATAAAGAATACAGACCAAAAAGCAAGCCTGCTTGAGCTTGGTACAAAGAAGATGACGCCAAGACCATTTCTTAAATCTGCTATCAGAAAAGTTTTTGGGATTGATGCGGTATTCGAAGACGAGAAATCGAGGCCAGTGAAATGACAATTATTGACTTAATTACTGGCGTAAAATCCACACTTGGCGCGTTGGTTACTTCGGCAGACATAACAGGTGTTTGGTTCGGAACTGCACCAGACCTTGCGACAGACCCATACATAACCTTGGCCATACCAGACGCGCCAGAAGGTCAGACAATGGGTTCTAGTCCTGCACGTTGGCACGACGTTATTGTCACTGTAACGATATGGGATAACGAGAAAAGCCCGCTCGGAGTGATGACTATTGCAGATAAAGTTAAGACACTCTTTCACGCTTCTCCACCGCTAGGAAGCAGTTATGCAACATGTATTAGTGCGACGCAGACTTCATACATAGTTATGGAGGATGGAGACGGCGGCTATTTTGTTCAGATGGACTATTTATTTACGATTGAGGAGGCATAAATAATGGCTAGATTTTCTGGCAAAAGTGGCAGCATTACAACTATGGGAAGTAACGCTGTGATAACTAAATGGGATATAGATGCAGTCGGTGACGTTTTAGATGTTACAGGTATGGATTCAGGCGGCGTTAAAGAATTTATAGCAGGACTAACAGAATGGTCTGGAACGCTATCTGCATTCCCTACTGGAGATATTGCAACGTGGGCGCCAGGTTCGGCATTTACAGCAGTTGCATTCGCGTCTGGTTCTACAGGTGCGCCAAAACTCACTGGAAACGTCATAGTTAAGTCGCTTAAAATATCTACGAGCGTAGATGGCGTTGTATCAGCAGAAGTCAGTTTCCAGGGAACTGGCGCATTGACTTATGGGGTAGTCTAATTATGGCCAGATTAGCAGGTAAAAGCGGGTCGTTCAAACTCGATGCAACAACTCCGGCTGTTATAGCCGCAATCACTAAATGGGATTTGGACTCTAACGCGGATGTGCTGGACGTTACCGGGATGGATTCAGGCGGAGTCAAAGAGTTTATCGCAGGTCTGACTGATCCGGGAACGGCGACATTCTCAGCATTTGCTATTGGTGCTATTGATGCCGATATCAGACCAGGCACTATGATAAAGTTGGAACTCTATCAGCAGTCAGGCGATACTTCAGCATGGTATGGCTACGCTATTGTTAAGAGCATTAAAGTCAGTGTGGCTGTTGACGGGTCTATAGTCTATGAGGGCACTGCACAGTTTACGATGAAAACTACTGGTGCTGTTGTCACTACGCCAAAATACGGCGTTCCAAATTACGCTACTACAAACTAAGGAGACTATAAATGAGTGAGCTATCTGATAGCTTGAAGAACACATTCACTATAAACATTGCAGGGAATGAATACACCATCAGCAAAATGACGCTCGGTATTTGGTGTGAACTCGAACAAGCGGCGGAAAACTGGCAGCGTAAAAACGAGATAGTATTAGCAACACCGGAAGATCGCGCAATGTTGCCACTCCAGTATTTGCAGACAACCAGAGGCAGATTAACTCTGTTGGCGTTGTGTCTGAATAAAGCCGGTAACAACGTTACAGTAGAGACTCTTGGAGATTCTATCAGTATGAGTGAGATGCAATCAGTTATCGAGATCATAACAAAACTGATCGATCATTCGCAGCCGGTAAAATTGCCGGGTGAGGATGATGGCACGGGAAACTAAAAGGGGATGGCGATAGTGTTGCCATCTCCTATTTAATGAGCCAGGGCTGGAGACCGCACGAAATAGCCGATCTCACATTTTACCAGTATCGGCTATTGTGTGAGGGACCTGAAAAAACATCAGAGCGCAGTCGATATGCTCAAATGAGCGACGAAGTGAGAGCTAAAGCTGCTGAAATGAAACGGAAACGGGGGAGTTTCTAATGCCAGACGTAAAACTAGGTGCCATGTTCGTAGACATGGTTCTTGATAAGAACGGTGAATTTGCTGTCGCATTGAAAAGAGCAGAAGGCAACGCCCGAAGATCCGGAAATCAGATACAAAACGCATTAAGCGGCCTAAAGAACTTTGTGGCTGGATTAGGTATAGCCGCAGCCGTCAGTGCAAGTATTAAAGCGCATGAGGAATCAGCGGCAGCGACTGGAAAACTAGCATCAGCACTAGCGGCTGCCGGGGAAGAAAGTCAAAAAGCAACCGAAGCATTAAAAGCACATGCAGCAGAGATTATGAAGATCACTGTATTTGACGATGATGCTGTAGTTTCTGCAATGGCGTATGCTAAAGGTCTCGGCATGCAGACAAATATGCTTAAAGAGGCTTCTGTTGCCGCAGTAGGATTGGCTACAAGACTTAATATCAATCTTGACTCTGCAATGCAGTTAATCCAGAAAGCTTCTTCAGGCAATGTTATGCAACTCCAACGGTTAGGCGTTCAGTTTGAAGCAAATGCCACAAACGCGGAGAAGCTACAGGCTGTATTGAAGTTTGGTGCGCAAGGTTTCAAGATGGCCGAGGAATATGCTCAGACCGCGGCAGGTAAAATGGAACAGTTTAGAAACGCCATAGGAGAGGCGAGCGAGAACCTGGGAGGCGCATTACTGCCACTTCTGAAAGCGTTGATCGCCATAGGGAAGCCACTTCTCGAATGGTTAGCGGCGATACCAACTACAGTAGTATCTGGAATATTACAGATAGGCGCTGTTGCGTTCGTGTTATATAAAGTGTTTGAATTTACTAAGGCTTTGATTGCTGCGTGGAAAGGCTGGGCTGTAACGATAGCATTTGTCAAAGGTCTGACTAAAGACTGGATAGCTGTTGGCGTGGCTGTCGCAGCCGCCGCCGCTACATATTGGGCTCTGGCAAGAGTTATGTCTGATGCCAATGAGGAAAGCCGCAAAATAGGTGACGGCAATTTAAATCTGGAAGGACAATATACTAATCTTACGGATTCGGTTAATAAATCAACTGATGCAATATCAGGACTGAAAGAAGGACTTGTTAAGCTGAACAAGGACAATAATGACCCATACCGCGAACAGACTGAAAGATTGGCTCAAATTATAGAGCAAACCAAAGAGGCAACTAAAGCAGAGCAGGAGCGAAAAGCGGCACTGGTCGGTTCTATTCAAGTGCAGGATATCAATCGAAAGGCTATTGAGACAGGACTTAAAGAGCGCTTCAATATGGCACTGGATTTCCAAGGTGCGGCAGGGCCTAATGTGAACAGAGAAGAAGGCGGACTTATACGCTCAGGGCTGCTTCCTACGCGACCACAGATTGAAGCGGCATACGTTAAAATGCAACGTGAAGATAATAAACAGATACTACTCACACAACAGCTTTTATCGTATGTAAAAGAGATAGCATATTCCAGCACTTGGGGCAAGAAATATGGGGAGGCATTCTAATGTCATACACAGAGCTACATGCTGATACGCAAAAACTAACAATGACCCCCCAGGGCTATACTGGATATCGAAAGTGGCGCGTATCAGTCGGTGATATAGACGATTTTATAGTGTGGGCTTCACGCTCTAACTTTCCAGGTTATCCTAAGATGCGTTGTGTTAGCGTGGAGATGGAAGGGCTAACAGGTGGATTCGAGCGCAGAGGCTGGACAGAATACAGCGAATATGTAGTTACAGCCAACTATTCAAGCGCACCTTGGCTTAACGAACCGCCGCAGGAAAATATAGAGTTTAGCCTGGAGACATTCGAGACAGGTGAGGGCAGAACATGGCTTAATGCTGGCACTACAATGGACAGCAGCATGACCATACAGAACCCGACATTGACCAGAACCATATCATTTGTGAGTGAGAGCATACCACTGACCGCGATCCTGGGGGCAGTCGGCAAAGTCAACTATAAGACGTTCCAGGGCTTTCCACCTGAAACATTGCTATTCCTGGGAGCTACCACAGACACGGCTTATAGGTGGGAATCCGGCGACTATGTTTACCGGATCACATATCGGTTTTGCTGGAAGCGTTATGGCTGGAATATCGTTTGGAGACAACCAAGGCAAGCTATAGATGACACCGGAATGCCAGCAACAGATCCGCTAACAGGAGACCCGATTTGGGTTGATGGTGACGCAGGAATAGGCGCTTGGGATAGGCCAGTTCCAGCATTATATGACACCACATACTTCGAGCCGTTGTTCGGGCGAGCTATACCTGGCGGTGGGGGAGGTGGAACTTCGGGACCATATCAACCGTTTGCTAAACAGCCTTCATTCAAACTACCGTCAGACCCGCAGCCTAAAATAGATTGGTTAAAATCGACATGAGCAGATATGTAAAAAAACTACCAAGCAACCAATCAGTGACAGCTAAAGATTACAATGCTTTACTGGATTTGATTCAGTCTGAACGTATTGCTTGTGTCGGCCCCGGAATAGCTATCACGCGAGGTGCGGCCGGTGTATCGCTAACGATAGACAACACACTGTTAAGGTCACGGAGAGCTGAGGGCAATGCCACAACAGAAAACACAAATATAAACGGTGGCTGGTTCTTTGGCAAGATCACTGCTGCCACTATTCACGGCGGCGTTAAAAGTCCGCAGTCTGTTAATCCGTTAGATAGCTCCGACCATATCAATGTTTATAAATATACGTTCATTCAGGTTATCAGGGACGCTATGACTCAGCCGAATTATTATCCTAACGGCTGGAAAACATTTGACGGCGGGCAGCAGGGCTATTGTTATAATGTAATAGAGATGGCAAACCCTGGCTATGAAGCCACTATTGATACTTCTACAGTGCCGCCAACAGCGACTGGCACTTATGGCGCTGGACTGCACGGCAATGGAGTTGACACTACCGGTAGTATCTCGACAACAGGTATGACGGTTCAGCCAATACCAGTAGGGACGGTGGTTATTATTTATTCCACATTGGTTAAAACGATGCAGGGCAATCTGACAGAGTTCTACTGCCAGTATGAGAACGGATTGGACGGTAGTTGCTGATGACTCCTGGAATGTGGCAATGGTGCTGTTGCGGAGGGATTGGCAACTCTGTATATATTGCGTGGGTTGACAATGCCGGAGATGTTATTCTTGGCGAACGGCAATCTGGCGGACTATGGCGATATGAGACTATATCATCAATATCAGTTCCGGTGGCATTGTCTTGGGTCAAGGTCATATTAGCTGGTTCGATTCCCGTTGTATTTTACACTGATGGGACTTTAACTAAGAATCTATATATGGTATATAGAAACGGTGATTATGGTTCTGGTTATTCGTCGCCAAAACTTATAGGCACATCGACTGCATATTCTGTAGTATTCAATAGTTACGATAATAATATATATATATTGTGGTATGACTCGAACAATAATAATATGTATCTCGGCGAGATATCAGGTTTTACAACCTACCGTCAATTATATACAGCGACAGCACGCGATATATATGGTCCTCAATTAGCTGTAAAGAATGACAACATATATTTTCTGCATAATACTAGCCCTAGACAATACGCTGTAGGTTATGATACATCGTATACAGTTTATGATGTATCAACTCAATCACCGCTTGGATTAAATCTTTGTCAGGGAGATGTTGTATCAACAGGAACTTCTCCATCTGGGACAATCGCGGGTACAATGGGATCAGCAGGTATTGCTGCAGAAACGTCTGCATTGCTTAACTATTCGCCGTTTGCATACGAAAAATCTGTCCGGCTTGACAATGGCAATTATATATTGCTACTAATCAACACAGCGGGCACATATATGTATTTATACGAATACGATGCATCAAATAATAGTTGGACAGCTATAAACAGTTTTAGCATCGTAGGAGGTGACTATCATATATATGATTATGATGTATTATCGAGAATATCATATATAGCAAATATACGTTCATCGACAATGACACTTTATATTGTAAATGCAGCAGGAGATGTTACAACAGAATATCCTGCCAGCCCACCGAATTACTACGGCAATTCTTCTATGTTCAGTATAGCGTCATTGTGTGTCGCTGGCAGTCAAACGCCGTATTCAGCATAATGTGCAAGCATTTAACAAAACACTTAATCGATACAGGGGAGTATGTAGAGGTTGCTTGCCGATGCCCGTCGGGACAGAGCACGCGCAAGCGACCTGTTTTCATTTGCCGAAACTGCGGTAAAAGGATTACAATAGACGACATAAAAAAAGGATAATCTGCATGAGTGTAGTATTATCCATATAAAGATATGTCGGAGGCGATCATGAAGCGGTGTGTATTTGTTGTTGTTTTATTGCTGGTTATAGCTACAAGCGCTTATGCAGCACAGGAAAAATGGTTTATTGTTGGGCAGTGGTATAGCGGCAAAACAATCGAAGCTGAAACAGTGTTTATGAATAATACAGAGATATTCAAGTCGCCATCAGTGCCTTGGGGTGCGATGTATAATATCGAAAAGATAGATAAAACAATGCCTATGACATTCAATGTTGTTATGGTTCCCAAAAACAACACTAAATACGATCAGGAACCAGTTTGCATTGCTGCGTCAAGCACAATGAAGGGCAGTTATAGAATACATAATAAATCCCCCGAAAACTATCTGATGATAAATAGTATAAACTGCAGATGGACTATAGGTGTATTCAAGATAGTTAATCCTAAAAAATAATACAGGCTACAATCTAATCACTCGACAAGCTCTCCACACGGAGGGCTTTTTTATTTTAATGGAGGCAAAATATGGCTTTGTTCAGATGGCGCGGAAACGGCGCAGGTACAAAAACAGACTGGCAGGACGGACGAAACTGGGCAGATGGCGCCGGATCGGCTTATGCACAAGCCAGATATCCTGGCAGCGTCGCTTCAACATACGACGATGTAGTATTTGACCAGGCACTTGCGTCCGGAGCGAGTAGTCCAACAACTAATGTCAATCAGACCTCTGCTGCTGCAAAACTTAATAGCTTACGTGTGGGTTCAGAATATGATGGTGCGATAGGCAGCACAGCAAGCGACCCGAGCGGTAAACTGAAAGCTGAGATTGACAGCGTTATTATCGATGGTTCCGGCAGTGCTCAAACATTTTATCTGTATGGTTCCGGTGCAGCCGATGGATTGAAAAATCTAAAGGTTTACGGCGGCACACTGGTATTAGATGGCAGGGTCACAGCGCCGGAGTTCTATAAATGCACTATGACTATATCCAGCACAGCCGTTATAGTGACGTCATGTCTATTTGCTTACATGACAAGCATTGACAGTGATGTGCTAGCTACCATATCAGCAGGAGCAACGATGCCAAGTGTAGTGGTTGCTAGAGGCGGAACGGTAGTTAATAATAACGCAATCACTACACTTGAGAGTTACGACGGAGCCTGGACACAGTCGGCAGGAAATATAACAACTTGGAACATAAACGGCGCTGACTGTCTGTGGAATGACGGCAATATAGCAACACTCAATATTTATTCTGGGAGTCTAGACGGATCAGAAAGCCCGATCAGTCGCAGGGTTGGCAATGTTCTTCTACATAACGCTGGCTCATTCAATATAGATAACGGGCTGAACAATATATATATAACGGGCAGCATCGTTACTTACGACGGCACGCTGACATTCTGCACAGGGTCACAAATACTGCAATCGACTACGGACACTTATGCAGGAGCATCGGACGCAGTGCAAGGCATACCCCCGATATCTAAAGCTGGTGGCACTACTACTACAGGTAATGCTATTCTACTGAATCCATACGACCGCGTTATTTATTATGTGACAGTCGGGGCCACAGACTGCACAAGCATTACAGCAGATATTATGGAAGATGTAGATACCACACACGCCGCAGAAGCTGCTATTGCCGCCAAACAACTTACATGGAACGGCACTGACGATAATAAAACAAAGAAGATTGAGTGTTGGGGCTATGAGCTAACGTCCGGAAAGTTTTCGGTCAGGCCAAGCATCGCAGTAACTGGCGGGTCCGCTTCGCTAATTAGCTGCAACATCATTTTAAAGCGCGCGTTATAATCCAACACTAGAAGGGGCCTATGCACGATGGAAGAAAACCAAATGTCAGAGATATTCCAGCGGTTGAAACAAGCCGAAATTACAGACGCTAAACAGGACACCGAAATAGCTGTTATTAAAAAAATGATTGAAATGGACATACGCTATATAAAAGAGTCGCTGGAGAAATTGGTTGGTGGCAGATCGGAAGGCTGTCTTGACCACACACGCGAAATCGAGGCTCTCAAGGTTGAGGTTTTGTTGCTGAAAGAAAACATTGAAACAAAAGCCGGAGCACGAAGTGTTAATGCACTCTGGTTTGTGGCTGGTGGTCTTGGTTTCGCTATATTGGTCGCTGTTGTCAAACAACTATTGCATCTATAAAGGAGCACATTATGCACATTGATCTCACTAATCTTATTTTAGGACTAACTACAATAATATTGCCGTTTATCGTTGCCAAAATCAAAGACAACCAGAAGGTTCCTAGCTACGTTAAACCTTGGCTTGAGCAGGTCACGGATGCTGATATTGTCGAAGCCATGCAGGAAGCGGCTAAGGTTATCGGCATGAACAAAGAAGAACGGCTTGCCTGGGCTACGAAATACTTACAGGACAGAATAGATGACCTGCCAACCGCAGCTGCAAACTGGCTCATACAGGACAAATATACACGGGGCAAGTGATGATTAAATTATTGCTGGTTGTGGTTTTGCTGTTTGCTACAACCAGCGGATTTTCTCAGACTGTGGAGTTTTCCGCTACACTGCAGGCTTATCCGAAAGAAAGCGGATTTTAGAAGCTGCAAGACGAAAGCCGGACGGGGACTACTGGATTAGCAGCAGGAGTCAGAAGATATGAGAACTATTGACTTTGACAATGATGTGCTTATCGACCGGATAAAAAGAACTACCGATGGGCATATAAAATATAAATTGGGCGCAAAGTGCGATTTGCTATCCAAACCAGAGGAAATTAAAGCTATTGACTGCTCTGGCTATGTTCGTTGGTTAATCTACCAGATATCCGGCGTGGATATCGGTGATGGAAGCTGGAACCAGCGAGTTAAACTGGATAAAATGGGCTTTAAGCACACGGCATACGATAACTGTCAGTTAATCGACGGTCACTTGCGGATAGCGTTTATCAATCCGGCAGACGGAAAAGCCGGCCATGTTTGGCTCATAAAAAACGGACAAACGATTGAGAGCTACGGAGGAAGAGGCCCAGGTCGCAGACCTTGGAACAACCGAACGCTGAAGAAAAATGTTGATTACTGTTTTGTGCTGGCATAAATAATAATAAGCCTGTCGGATCGCGGACTGCCGGCAGGCTTTAGAGGTTTGACAACTCGCCAAGTCAAATGCTATTTCTAAAATAGTATGTCCGGCTCCGCTACCGAACACCTACCACAATTATACCACACCACCAGCCGCTTGCAAGCTCCCCTGCCAGGATTTTTAATCTCTATGTAAGTTTGAATGATTCCACTCCCGAACCCCTAATTTATTATCCAAAAAAAAATATAAAATATTTTCAGAAATTACTGTTTTTTTTGCTTGACATATATATCTATTGGGTATATAATATATATAGAGTTGAGCAATAAACTGTTAGAGAGGAAGAGAAAAAAATGTTAACAACAAACGAAACCAATAGACCCGAAGAAGTTTATCAAGCTTACGTAAATCTTGAATACATTGAGAGAAACTACAATCTTGATGATTCCGAAAAGGCGACATTAGGAGCAGAGGCATGGGAGTCTGCTTGCAACAAATATAAAAATACTCATTCAATACCCGACGATGGAAGTATATTGTTTTGGTGGGAAAATAATTACGTATGGCTTGCTGATAGTAATGGCGTATGCATCCCCGGCAAAGAAGAAGAAAACGACGACCTGGCCAGGCTGTTTGAGACTGAATATGAAGATTTGCTTGAAGCTAACGAATAAAAGGACGAAACACCCTTCGGGGTGTCCGCCGGTAGTGCCGGTGCTGATGAGTCCAAATTAGATTAGAGAGGAATAGATAAGATGGAAAACAAAATAATCGAAGCTGAAGCAGCCACCAAAATCATCAATGACATAGCACGTGGCTTGTGCCATGGGTGCACAATTACAGAAGACTCGCCGCTGGCGGCGGTCCTCAGCAAATGCTATTCATTGGAAATGCTGTACGATCTGCAGCAGGTCCAAGCGGACCTGTATAACAAGGACAATTCTATGCCATGTGGCACCTGGGAATACAAAACTGGTATCATCCCGACCCTGTCTCACAAGAGCAGGGGCAACCGCCTCCAGGTCGAAGCCTGCCAGTATAACAGCGGCATCATGGCCATTATGTGGTTAAGCACGACTCAGGGACAGCCGATCGTATCGGTTGATCTTGGGTCACGGACATATCACGTCCGCGAACCAGAAATGCTTAAGTGGTATCGTCTTAGCATCCTCAGAGATATAGGATTTGAGGATGTGTTTTATCGAATTGTGGAAGAGTATGATATACCTGAGGAAAGTTAGAGAGAGGCGCGCATCATGATTAACAAGAAGAGTTTTTACGTAGGGATGCCAATTCGCTTCTCTAGGGCATATAGTAGCGATCCCAAACGGCGACTCAAGGGCAACAGCGGCAAATATGCGATGCCGCTGTATGACCTGGATGTTGACGATGTAGTTCCCGCTGACGCTGGACATGGAATAGTTGTAGGACAGCGGAACTACATTATGAGCAATTGGATTAGGGACTACGATAGCGAGTTTGGTAATGCGATAGACGGCAAGAAACGCGCTATGCTGCTGGTCTCTGTCGGGTTTACACGAGTGTTTGTGCTAGTCAAGCCCGAAGACGCCGAACCGGTTGAATCAGAAAATGGAATGTGTGAATAATGACAAAAATGTATACAAACCAATGACGAAACAGCCGGGGAAAATGATATTGAATAGAGCATGGAGATAAAAATGATAAGACGAAACGAACAAAAACCAGACATGGTTAAAATGTCAATGTTCTGGATACCGGCGGAGCTACGAAAAGCCTTCCTGGTGAAAGCCAGGAAAAACTATCTCACCAACGCCGAGGCGCTTCGCCAGGCCATAGCTGCCTGGATAAAGGAAAGCTAGATTAGAGAGGAGGATTGCGTGATGACAACAAAAGATTATAGAAAAATATATGCCGATAAAAACAAAGCAGCAATTGACGAATGTATAGCGGATGCAGAGCGTTATATAAGACGCTGCAAGAAGTATAGAGCCACGATTGGGAATAGCTCTTGGAGTTATCCTTCGATGGAACATGCAGCTGTTCTCAGGGCAGGTTTAGACCTCAGGCGTATTATGTCCAGGTTTGCTAGACGGTGGACAAACGGCAACCATGACAAGACATGGAGCGAGTGCGAATAATGATTGAACTTAACCGAGTTTACTGTGGAGACTGCCTGGAGCTGATGAAGCACATTGATGACAACAGCATAAACCTAACGGTAACAAGCCCACCGTACGACAACCTGAGAACTTACAATGGATATGACTTCAACTTTGATGCAATAGCGGAGCAGCTTTACAGAGTAACTAAGTCTGGTGGTGTTGTTGTTTGGGTAGTCGGGGATGCAACCATAAACGGGTCCGAAACCGGCACCAGCTTTGAGCAAGCACTAGCATTCAAGCGTTTAGGCTTCAACCTGCACGACACTATGATATACCGGACAAACAAACAACCTATGAATGATAGGCGGTATCAAGCCTGTTTTGAATATATGTTTGTATTCTCGAAAGGATACCTTGAAACTTTCAACCCAATAATGGAAATCTCTGTTACAGCCGGACAAATCGACCGTTCTTCAAAATACTATAATCCAGATGGTAAAAAGAAAGAACGACACAACAAGGGACCAAGAAAAGAATACAGAGTCAAAGAATCAATCTGGACAATACCGAGTTGTCATGCTAACAATGAACACCCTGCAGTATTCCCCGAACAACTAGCTAAAGATCACATACTATCCTGGAGTAATCCTGGTGACGTAGTGCTTGACCCTATGTGCGGTTCTGGAACAACCTGCAAAATGGCAACACTGAATGATCGTAACTTTATCGGCATCGACGTTAGTTCTGACTACTGCGCTATCGCCGAACGCCGCATAAAAGAGGCACAGGCTCAGTGCAAATTAAAGCTGGTTTAAGAGGATTATATGCAAGAATTAGAACTGACAATTGAAGAGAAGACCGATCCACTGCGAATGAAGATACAGCGTAGTATTGACCGACTTCAAGCACACGAACCAGCAGAGGGTTACTACTTTGCTGACAGTTACGGCAAAGACTCTTGTGTGTGTCTGAAACTCCTGCAAATGTCGGGCGTGAAGTTTGATGCACACCACTCGTTCACGACAGTTGACCCACCTGAATTGATAGCTTTTGGTAAATTACACCATCCTGAGACTGAAATACACAAGCCTGAGTTAAGTATGTTTCAGTTGATATCAAAACATTACTTTTTACCGACACAGTTAAAGAGATTTTGCTGTAAATATTTGAAAGAGTCTGGGGGTAGCGGCCGCTTAACCGTAACAGGTATCCGATGGGAGGAAAGCAACAAAAGAGCAAAACGCAGGATGACAGAAGTATGCCAACAGGACACAACAAAAACCTACTTGCACCCCATTATTGATTGGACAACCAAAGACGTATGGCAGTTTATCAAAGCGTATCAGATACCGTATTGCAGCCTATATGACCAGGGTTTTCATAGGCTCGGTTGTATTATGTGTCCTATGCAAAGAACATCGGGTATGTTGCGCGATGCCGAACGCTGGCCGAAGTTTGCAAAAGCATATAAGTTAGCAGCAAAACAATATTTAGAATCACACCCTGATTCAGGATTGTTTCAGTATTTCAACACAGCAGAAGAAGCATACCATTGGTGGATTTTCCGTAAATCCACCAATGGCATTGAACCAGACGGCATACTACCGTTCGAAGACCAATAAATTAGAGCTGGTTTAAGAGCATATAAGATAGCAAGCATTTGCAAAAATAAAACTAAATATTTTAGCAAAAGCTATTTACAATAGCTAAAAATGGGTATACAATATTTGTAGTATAATTTTACAACAACACCAAAGGAGGATATTATATGGAGAATATAAAGAATGGAAAGCGTTACTTGGGTTTGTACCTCGACCAAAGCGACTATGCTGCATTAGTCGAAATTTGCAAAGAGGAAAGTCGTAACAAAAGCGGACAGATTCGCAAGTTAATCCGCGACGCCAAGGAAAAACTGCGGTCTAAAGCCGCATAGGAGAGATCAAGGATGAAAGCGCACAGAGTTAAATGTACGTGCCCGCGAGGCAGGTATTCAACAGGTTGCAGAGTTGACCGACACAGAGAACTTGCGTGGGATATCAACACTGTATTCCACAGCCGCAAACTCACATTCAAAGAACAGATATTACATTGCGTTTCAAGTAAACGCTTTGCCAGAGGCTTGTATTTGGTGATTGCCGGACTATTCCTGTTAGTCGCTGGAAACACAGTCCGGCAGATAGTAGTATCGGAGCCGAGCGTGCCGGCAATTATCCGACAGCAGACGGAGCGCAAGACAGTTACAGCTCCGGTGCGGGATCCGGAGTTGTTGCCTAGTTTAGATGAGGCTTTTAATAAGCCGATCGTGGTGGAGGGCGAGGTGAAATAGAACGATGGAAACTATAAATAAATACAACTTCGGTGATCCAACAGACAACTACAATGAAGAGGTTCTGTCAGCTTTGCATCCGAGCACGTTAAAAGCGATTGAAAATTACGTCCATTATGGCTATGCCGGGGATTTTATTGTCGCTATTGCAGATAACGATCTTGTGGGTGCTGTGGGCAGGGCTGACAACTGGAATCTTCATCATATGCGCGAAATACTGATTATCTTCATTTGCTATTGCCCAAGTGTTTGCTGGGGCAGCCGAGAGAAGCGTATGAACTGGATTGATTGCGGGGGGCTGAAGGGGCTGAACAAAGATGATGGCGTAAATCAGTCTGAAGTGATTGCCCAATTACTTGTGTGAAGGAGGTGAAATAATGAGTCGAACAATATCTATCAGCATTAAAAAAGGCTTCGAACTGGAAACTTGGGGGGAGTTATGCGAGAAGTGCTCACACTATGCCAGTTCGAGTGATGCGGCTTTTGAAGCCTGCACAACATGCACGTTCAGCCTGACACTTCCGAGCAGCTTCAAGCGGAGAGAACAGTTGAACGCACCAGAAACCTGTGAGGCAGAAAAGGGAGGAAATGACGCTGCGTAAAGGAAATGAGGTTGCCTATGGGCTAACACAGGCAACCTCCACTTTGATCAAAAAAGATCATAACACAAGGAGAATTATAACACAATGGAAGCTACATTGAGAATTGCAGAATCGAACGAACTAACCGATGAGCAACAGCAGATTGTTAATTACCTAATGGAACGCCTGGGGATGACACAGGAAGAAGCCCAGGACACCATATTCAGCACTGAACTGGAAGAGGCTCCTGAGCCCGTCAAGAAGTTCCATATCACCGACGCCAATAGTGCTAACTGGCTCCTAAAGCGTATCGCTGAAACTAATGCTGAGATCAGCACAGTCCACAAGATGCTGGATGACGAAGTCGACAGACTTCGGCGCCGGACCGAGACTATACTCCAGCCATTGCAGCGGAAGCTGGACTTCTTCACTAATAATTTCGCGGCAGAGCTCGAGGCCTGGACAAAGAAAGAGCTCGAGGGGAAGCGTGAACGTAGTAAGAAGCTGCTCTATGGTAAGGTCGGAATAAAGACAGGTTCTGTATCAACAGAGCTCTTAACCAGTGAGGATGAGATAATCTCGATCATTGAATGTCTACCTGTCTACGACCCATTTGCCGAAGAAGATTACTACCCAGGGCGTGAATTATATGAATTGAATGAGAAACTACAGGGCGCTATTAAAGTGAGTAAGAGCATCCTGAAATCCCCACTGAAATCAGCACTGGAAGATGGGTGGGACGGCACATTGGGTGTGAATGGCCAAAAGGTCAGCATTGCCAGGGTTAAAAAGTCTGATGACAGTTTTTATTTTGAGACGGAGTTACCTAAATAGGAGTAAACCACAGTGAAAACACTTGCAAAGTTCCAAAAACTTACCATTAGCCCGGGCAAACCGGCCCAGGTTGTTTTGAAGATTGATCAGGATGCTTTACTGAACAACGATGGACTATCTGAATTGGCAACGCTTGAAGAGGATGAGCTTGTAGTAGTAACCATCGACTCACAGCAGAGCACTATACCTTTTGAAGA